GGACCAGTGTCCTTAGTGATCATATAAATATTATGGTCACTATACGGGTTCGCTTCCCAGATCCGTTGGTCCTCTTCGGACCATTGCCTAAAATCAGAGGCAACTGGGATAATAAGCGATTCCCGTCTAGCGACGGGAAACACTGAAGGTACGAGACCACTAAGGGACGCTGGAGTCTGTGTATCTATTGACGGTAGTTCAGGGTCTCCTGGTGAGATACTAGTCATATCTTTCCAGGCGATCCGAACGTCGTCGAAGAACGACAGACGGGGTAGGGCACTTAAATCAAGGTCAGGAGTCGGCCCATAAGCCGAGTTCGGCACTGCGTCGAACCCACTCAATGGTCTCAAAAGATCAAAGAGTCGCAAAACTGCCTTGGCCTCGAACTCATGGATTACATCCGTAAGTTCATACCCAAACGCCGGCAATGCCGACGGAAGGATACTGTCTATCTTCGCTGTTGCGAAGGCAGATAGAGAACCGGCGTTCCTTAGTTGCAACGCAGCCATCCCCGAAGGGAGGAACTCGCAAACGGGAAGGGTGAGTTGGTCTAGGATGGACTCTAGTTCGCTAGGGTCTCTCCGGGCCGGCAATCCTAATTGCTCGTTATAAGGACGGTTTAACCACGAAGTGGGAACTAGACCGAGTGCGAAGTTTCGATCAGGATGGAGAGAACTAATAAGAGACGAGGAATCGTCATGGTTTAAGAAATAACCATTCTCCATCCCGAACTTCACAAGATCCTTAACCGCCCTCGCAACCGTCAGATACCCGGGAGAACTCTGTACCAAGGTACGGATATACCCGGTAAACTGGGAGTCGTTGGCATAATTATATGCCAGAATAGCGGCTGTCTCTTGAGACTTTGGACCTCTGTCTAAAGCCCTTGAGAAGGTTGCAAGCACCATAGAGGATAATGGCGCTCCTCTGAGAAGCCGTTGTACGAGTTCACTTTGCAGCCGTCGTGCAACAGCAACGACTCGGGTAGCTACCCGACTGTGAAGTACGTACATCGTGTCTTTTGTGTTAACATATCGACCAATGTTAGGATGGAAATCTGCCAAGGCTGTTGCCCTACCAGATAACCAATCGACAAAGGTTGACATGTACGGGCCCGTTGGGCCTGTCAAAAGCACGATGACCGCCCCAAAAACACCACGTCGAGACGTAACACTCTCAAACGCAGCGTCGTTAAGACGGTGCAACGGTTTAGGGCATGGTAACCCCTTTACCAAAGCGTGGTAAATCTCTAGACAACATCGGAGGTGAGGCACGTGTCCCGCTACACGTTTGTAGCGTTTCACGAGGGCTAAGAACGAAGCAGTAGAGGTGCAAGACGCTAACTCTTTCCACCGCAAGGTGGTCAGGGTGTGTCCATTCTGGACGAAGCGTTTCGCAAACTCGAAGGTCCCGTTCGACGATACGACCCCTTTCAGGGGATTGATCGTCACCCCTATCGAATCACAAAGATATCGATATGCCTCAGCTACGAGAGCCACTCGGGGATCGTCACCGTAAAATACGATGTCGTCCCCTAGGATCTCATAAGATAGGAATTCCTCCCCCTGAGGAAGACCTACTCTCCGAGCTGCCATAAGGACCAAGATATGGTGGCTCAAGGTAAAGACCGCCCACGAGGAGTATGACCCCATCGGTTGCCCGACGGAGTAGGTAATAGTCCGTTTTAATTTTGGCACATAAAATTCAGTGCCGCGGAGTATCTCCGCCCATTTGGATGCTATACCTACTGCCTCGGACATTTTACATCCGAGTAACTCCTCGAGTACTACTTGTTGAAGTAGCAATGGAAAACGGTCTGTTGCTGCCGATAAGTCGTACGACCATATCTTTTGGGCATTAGATGCCATAACCCTGTCCACACCTGCTGTCTGCTCGAATGTGTTATCCCGCGGCAGCGTCTTTAAAAGATTGAAGACACTGTCGTGTAACGGGCGTAACACAGCCTGGATCCAATATCCCGGTATTGCGAAGATCCGTACTTTCCCACGCGGCTCAAGCTTCGTAGCGACCTTCCCGGTTGGGTAGGTCCCTAGTCGTCTCGAGACGGGCAAGATTGTAATGGATCGTCCCAATCTTCTATTCCGGTATAAATACTGGAACAGAGGCCACTCCTTCGCAAGCGAAGGAAGGGACCGGATCCGATGCCCCCATGCATCGGTATACGCAGGTATATATTGGAACACCGCTCGGCAAAGCCAAGCGATCCAGGTCACCTGTTGGATGAGGGCGTGAGCCCCAAAATCCGTAGCTAGGGCAGTCCACGCCGAGTAAATCGGTGAGGACTCGAGTGCTACGGCATCCAAGGGTGCCGATGCCAGCGCACGGCCGAAAGGCCCTGCTTTGGTGGTCAGGTGGAGGCCTCTGAACCGCGGAAGCTCTATGGTTCCATAGCGTCCGCGGAAGGCTCTGGCGGTTTCCCGCCATTCCGTTAAGAACCCACCGCAATCTAACGGTTGGGAGCCTGTGTAAGCGTCTGTTATAGTGCTAAATTTAGGGGGTTTATCATAAAGCACCAGATCGCAAACACTCAGAGCAAAGATTGCTACACGGTAAGCAGTCACGCTATTATCTAGCATGATATAGCGTCTAAGCCCACGAGGTAATATGGTAGGGAGACCTTTCTTGATACCAACGCATAGGCGCGTCTGTGAAGACGTGCCCTCTGGAGTCCCAGCTGCGTGTTTAAACACAAGCCGGCGAGCTTCGGCAAAGACTGCCGAAGCCGACTCCAGGCCATTATGTTGCCATAAGTGCACATAGGTATTAAGAATGGTCTTTACCCAATTGAGAGAACGACCGGACCGTGCTATCATTGTAGCACCAGCCCAGGCATACCTTGCAAGCAAGGTAGCCTCCAACGATGCTATGCATCGTCGGTGGTAGTCCTGGAGCATCTCATTGTCACCTCGTGGTATCCAGCCATCTAACGGCCGGCGGGCCTCCGAATAGTGGGATGATAAGTCGTAATCGTGACTTATAGGACCCGTCTCAGGGAGACGGATCTCCTGACAACGTAATTTTGACCACATAAGTGATGGTACTGTCAGGCATCGTAACCATTCGGGGACCAGCTCAAGCCAGGACCTGCTATCTTCCGTTTTTAAGTTATACCGGAGTACTTTAGTTTCCTCCATTAACTCCTTAATCATCCTCCTGGCTGTATCATTGGCTAGGGGGGGGGTATTTTTTAATTTACGGGCTGCTCTTATCTCGACATCGTCTAAATAAAAAGCACGATAAGTAGAATCGGACACTTGAAGCTCTCTTTCCTCCGGGATGGAGTCTTCGAGAGAATGAACTACGGTAAGAGGAGTTTTGTTAGCTAAGGCAGTTTTCACTAAATCGTGATACTGTGGCGAAGGTAGATACAAAAGAGTTGACGGGTCAAACGGGTCGACAACGACCACGTGGCCGATGGCTTTCTCCCATTGGACCCGGTACCATAAGCGCTCTGCGCCGGTACTGTAGGGTCGATACGATAGATCGCGGGAAACAAGGGTAACCTTGGGACCTGAAAAAGTAAAAAGGATCATCATGTCGTTTATCAATAAGACGCCATGGAGCGGCAGTCCGGAGTGCTATCTTAGTGCTCCGGTTCCGTCATCCTCCGAGTCCACCCTAACTCTTACGTGCATCTCAAGATCCTTTCTCTTGTTATCAAGAAGGATATCTTGTAACGCTGCTGCGGTATCCCTGCTCGGGTTAGGCGTCATAGGGCGTATCACTACGCTTCTAGTAGCCCGAACCGAATCTACACCCATCGTTTGATGCATGGGCGTAGAGGGGTGGCCACCCAGTGTGTTCCAGATGTGCGGTTTGAGCCTTCTT